AAGCCTGTAGCAGCACCACCTAGTGTAACTGTGCCTGTGCCTGTGGTCGTAGTGGTTTCTCTTACCCTATCTTTAACGACTAGAGCCATGATTTATCCTTACGCTAATGTAACTGAAAGGTTACCTGAAGCTATTTTAAAAATATCACCAGAGTCAATTGCTTTAGCTGTATCTAATGCTGTATGATATAAAAGATTGCCTGATGTTGCTGCATCATTAATACCAATCCAACCTACTGTTCCCCATGAAGCTGTTGCTGTTGGGAATGTAACGTCAGCATTGTTTGTAGTTACACCGTTAGCTGGTGCGCCAAATGTAACTGCTGTTCTAGCATATGAACCACCTGATACTTCTGTACCACTACCTGCGTCTGTAGGGTCTGAAGTCCATAGTGATACATATACTGTTGCGACTGATGTATATGTTGTGTTGCGTAGAGTTGCATTGATTAATGCGTTCTCTAAAAAATTACTCATTTCTGCCATGATTTTTCCTTTATCTTGGTGTTACGCTTAATGTTGTGTATGGATATGTTGCACCTAAATCACTCTTCTTAATATTCGCAATTGCTCTATCGTATAAAGCAGACCATGTAGCAATTCTTTGGTCGTTCATAAGATATGGTTCTGCCTCTGCTAGAGTTGCGTAAAGTAGAGCATCTGGATAGTATGCTAAGAACAAGTTACTAGCTGTAGTGCTAGATATAAATGTAGGTTGAGCATAATATAAAATTTGAACTGTGTAGCTTGTATCAGGACCTGGTGCAAACTTAAACTCTGTACCTAACATAGTAAAGTAATGTGGTCTTCCTGATAATGTTGTTTGACCATCTCTAAAGAATAAGTCAGGTGACTGAAACTCTAGTAATACAGGTGGGTTTCCTAACATATGTATTTCTCTGACTTCTAAAAAGTCTGTAGGAAAACCTACTGTGCTATCTGTTGTAGTTGCAGTAGCGACCTTTAACATTCTTTCTGTTCGCAAATCACGAGTCATTCTGAATTGTGCCATCTGAATGAAGTCAGGTATCTGTGATGATAAGTCTGTTCGTGCTAAGTAGTTTTCTACTGTAGTTACAAACGCACTATAGTTAGTAAATGCCATCTAATTGTCCTTTTAGTCTATCCCAGCACTTGTCCATCTCATCTTTATGCCATTCACTCGCAGCTAATGAGCTTAACCATGCTGTTCTATCAAAATGTGTTAAGTTTTCTATGTCTTTTATGTTATTGGATACAGGAATTGCAGGGCTATATGGTGAACCTATAACAGGAACACCACGAATAAGTGCTTCTACATCTGCTACACTACCAAAACTCACAATAACATGAGCTTTTTCTAATGTTTTCTTAAAGTCACCTTCGCCTTTACGCTTAATGACAATTTTTCTCTCTGTATATTTTCTAATTTCTTCTATGGTTGTATCTAACCAAGTAGAAGTTTGGTAAATGTAAGCTATTTTTTCTGGTGGTGGTAAGATAACTACGTTTTCACCACTACGATATTCGTGAACTTTAGGTATTTCTCTATCAGACTCACGCCAATCTGTGCAATGGTAGTTATTTACACAGAATCTAGCCCACGATAAGTCCATTTCTCTATGAAAATAGCCATGGTCTATCAGAATATATGGTATTTTTTGTTCTCTACATGATATTTGTATCTTATCTGCACCATGTAAATTACCTACTACGACTGGAATTGACTTACCATCCCATTCTTTTGTTAAAATGCCCTTACAATGCGTTTGTAAGCGTTTTAAGACGTTATCTCTACGTTCTATGCCACTCAGTATTAACTGCATCTAAAACTTGTTCTACGCTTATTGCTTTGCTTTTTAGAAGGCAATGCTGACATACGCTATCATAAGTCCCACATGGCTCTGAACCGTCATGTATATTTCTATGGGTATCATATCCTAAATGCCTCGGTGAAGTAAAACCTGTCCATATAACTACAGAAGGTATGCCTAAAGCTGCTGCTGCATGATGTAAGCCACCGTCTGTTCCTACAAATAACTTTGCTTTGCTTAATATTGCTAATGCGCTTCTAAAGGTTGGTGTTTCTACCCACTTTGTTTTCTTGTCAGTAGTGACATCACCTAATTGTATCCATGGTAAATCATGCTTGAGTAATTCATCCCAACCATGCCATGCTTTGTTTACTGTATGTATGTAAAGTTTTTTAACATTAGGCTCTACAACTATGTAGTCCTTATCTATCTTATCTATGTTTTTCTTTTCTACTTGGTTAAAGTATATTTCACCTGGTCTAGGTTTATATTCATCATTGAATAATAAACGACCATTCTTTGTGCCTTTGAGATAAGGTCTGTGTCCTTGATAGTTTTTAACCCATACTACGTCTGTATCAGAGTTACTAGCCATTCTAGGATTGTTAGCAAATACTTGACCATCCCATGACATTCTAACGCCATCACCTAACTTAACCTTTTTACCGGTGCGTTCATTAGCTTCTTTAGCATCACCAGATGCCATTAACCAATCACCAAGTCCCATTTAATTGCTTGGCTACTTTATTTATAACTTCTGACCATTTGTCATTGTCTTGATATATTAGTCTCATGTGACGATACCAAGGCATACTTGCTTGTGCATAACGCCATTGATGCCATGTAGGAACTAGACACCATGTCTTAACACCCATAGCTGCTGCACAATGTAATGCTGTTGTATTCACACCTATGACCATATCACATTCAGCTATTAATGCTGCTGTATCATCATAGTCTTTTGCGTTTGTCGCAAAATCATAGTATTTAACACCGTCTAATTTGCGTTCTACGCTATAATCTAAACTGACTAATACATAGTCTTTGAGCTTGAGTAATGGCTCTATATCTTCTTGTGTAAGTTCGCGACCTTTAGCATTAGTATGTTTAATACCACCTTTAGTCGTAAGACCTATAACTTTCTTACCCCATGAGTCAAACAACCCACGCCACATAGTGCGTCTTTCAGGGTCAGCTTTTAGATAAGGTGTGCCAGGAAAGTCTTTATTAGTATGTCTAAAGAACTCAGGTAAACCACCTATTGCACATCTATAGTCAAACTTCTTATCTGCTAACCATTCAGGGCTATCTTCTTTACGAGTGCCATGCACTTCTGCTTCAGGAAAGCTACGTGTAAATAAACCTTCTAATCTTGGGTCACAGTCTATGTAGACTTTATGGCTTGACTTGATAGCGTCAGGAATACAGCTACCATAGAATATCTCATCACCTAAACCTTGTTCGCCATAAATAACTAATGTTTTATTCGGTGAACCATCCCATCTTACTTCGTCACCATACACCCATTCTTTTCTAAACTTACCACCAAGTGACTTACCCCAATACTCCCAACCTTTATCCCATTCACCTTTAGCTAGATAGCTATGTGCTAGGTTTAGTTGACCATGTATATCGTTAGGGTTACATTCTAAAGCCATCTTACAGGCTTTCTCTGCATCATCCCATTTAGATGTTTGGACTAATGTTGCTGCTGCATTAGAATAAGCTAATGCGTATGTAGGGTCTAATTCTGCTGACTTTAGGAAATACTTTAGAGCATCTTCATACATATTTAGTTCATGTGCTGCACGACCTAAAGATGTCCATATGGCTTTATTGCCTGGCATCTCTTGTAATGCTCTACGGAAGAACTGATATGCAAATGCAGGCTTATCGCCTTGTAACCAGATATATCCTAGAAAGTTTAGTGTAGCAGCGTCATTAGGATATTCTTCTAATACAGAATATATAAGTGGTAATGCTTCGTCATACTTTTCCTGGTTGATAAGGTCATGTATGGCTAACTGTATATTTTTTATTTCGTTTAAGTCCATCTAGTCTTAAAGTGCCACCATTTTTTTCTTAACCTTGTCATGTCTTGGTCAAGTCGTTTATGTTTATCTGAAGTTCTTTTCTTAAACCATCTGCGTAGTAATAACTTACCGCCTACACGTTTAGCACCATACACTATCACTTAGCATGTTTCCAAGCGTATTTAAAGCGTTGCCACCATGATAGTTTATTTATATTATCTTCTACCATATTTTTTAAGGCTACATCTATACCAGCTTGCATAAGAACTCTACGACCTTCTTCATTCGTATCTACGTCTATATGCCATGTATCGCCATTTTCTTTAACACGCAATACTTTTAATTTAGCTTTAGCCATTCTTTGTTGTTAATTTAAGATATGGATAGTTTTCGTTTATTTCTTTTACAAGAGCTTTAGTGTGGTCAGGGTTATATATATCTATACCCTTTTGCTTTAATTGCATTTCCACTACTGGAGGAATGCTAGCAAAGTGCGCCCATTCTTGTTTAACGCCTTTGTCCCAAATATCTGGGTTATCTCTTGCTTCTTTAATTTTGTCTAACATTCCACTCAAGTCTTGAGTAGAGGTTAGGTAGTATGTATCTTTAGCTGGGTCATAGTCAAAGTACTGACTTACACCTGTTACGCTATTGTGGTCAAATAATATTGGCATTTAATACCCAATCTTCAGCTATGTTTTCTGCTTGTTGTTCTGTCAATGCTACTTGACTATTTAAGTATGAATTGTCTTTATAAAACATAACTTCATATTCACCTGCTATCTTACAAACATTAGCAGTTTTGTTTTCGTTTTCAAATGTTGAAAGTATCATAAAAATACAATAGAGGGAGAATTAACTCCCTCCATTATATCATAACTAATTACTAAGCACCTACGTTTTGTACTTTAGCATGTGCATCTGGGTTTTGAACCACTAATGCGTATTCTGCTGTGAGTAACCATTTTGTGCTGTCACCAGTTTTAGCTAGTTCTTCTTTAGCCATTGGGCGTAATGAAGCTAAGCCAACATAACCTGGGTCTACGCATAAAACAGCTTGGTCACGCATGAAACGGTCAAGTTTCACAGTATGGTTACCGAAGTCGGATACGTATACATCCGCTGCACCAGTAATTGTAGCTTGTGTTGTACCTTGAACGTTGTTGAACTTAGTAGCAATACCAGCAAAGCCTGAGAAACGAGCTTTGTTTGTAGCTGACATAAGGATAAGTGATGGCTCACCACCGTCTGTCCATGCTAATTGTAATGCTGATTTTAAGTCTGCTTCAATGAATGTTACAGAAGTACCATCTGTTGGTGATGCTACTGTGCCATTGCTGAAGCCAGGTGTTGTACCTGCTGTTGAACCTGTTGCTAATACTCGGTTAGTAATCCATGATTCTACACCTGCAGTTGAACGAGCTGTTGCTGGACCACCTGCTGATGATGCTTGGTTACGAACGATTGCATATTCCATGTCACGTTTAAGTTCTTTACCAGCTTTCATAAGTTGGTAAGCAACTTCAGACTTACGACCATACTTACGTACTACGTCATATGTGTTTGAAATTTGAACTGTCTTACGTGAGATTTGTGTGTAGTTACCTAATACTGTTGTAGCAGGTAATGTTGCGAATGAAGCGTCATCACCTTCAACAGATGTATTAGTACCAGCTGCTGCGAGGGCGTCGGTCTGCCATTGGTGATAGGTTTGCCCAGCGCTCATACGCTTTGCAAGTGATAATAATGGTGTATCTTCTGGAGAAATATCAAAAATGATATCCTCAAATGATTCTGCTATACCTTTACCGGTATAACTATTGGTTGCTGAAACTGCCATGATATTTTTTTCCTTTGTAAATTAAAGCATGTTTTCTATGAGTTTTGCAGCCATATCTGATTTGCCTGTCTTACGTAATTGCTCACGTAGTTGACGAGCATTAGAATTGGCTTCCGCTTTTGTGTCTTTAGCTCCAGGTTTCACAACTGGTTTTGCGCTTGACACTTTTTTCTTTACAGTAGAATTTTGTTGTAATTTGCGCCATTGCATAGCGTCATGCAATACCTTCACGTGACGAGGGTCAACAATTGCGTTGAGTTCTGCATCTGAAAAGCCATACTCTTTGCCAGTAGATAACAATGCTTGGTTAGTCTCAGGACTCCAATTTGGTATCTCTTTTGCTAGAATCTCTTTTCCTTTTGCTATCTTCTCAGCCATCAATTGCGTTTGCTTACTAACGACTTCCTGCTTTTTGGCTTCAAACTGTGAAACGAGTTGACTACGTTGTTGCTGTAGTTGGTTATATGTAAAGAAATGTTTTTGCGCTTCCACAAAGTCACTATCAGATAACTCTTGCCAATTCACGTTAGCATATTGGTTGAGTTGTTGGTCTAGTGCTGTGATTTTAGCTACATCTTCTATTAAGACATTGTTAAGTTGCATTTGCTCTTGAAAGGCTTGCTCTTGCATTTTTATCTGCTCAGCATAGGCTTCTAGCTCTTTACGTTGTTCTGCTACTTGTTGTGTCTTTTGTGTGTAGTCTAAGCCTTGTTGTGCTAATGCTACGACTTCGTCTAGTGGCTTTTCAACTTCTTCACCATTGACTTTTAGCTTTAAGATAGCAGGAACTTCATCTTCTTCAGACTGTTCTGCTTCTTCAGCTTGGTCATCTGGTGCATCATCTGTTGCTTCTTCTTCTGCATCTGTTTCTTCAACAGGTGCTTCTGCTTCTGCTTCAGCCTCTAGTGGTGGTTGTTCTTTCTCTTCAGGTGCATCTAAATTAGCTTGCACATCAGATACAATATCATCACCTAGCATAGCCTCTAATCGGCTTTGTGGTGACTGTTCTACGACTTGGTCACTCATAATATTTTCCTTGAAATTAGACAATAAAAAAGACTCATAAGAGTCCTAAGTAGGCTTGTCCTTACCTAAATTCTTTTGCATGTCAAAACGGTTTTCACTCAAAATACTGACAAATTGCTTTTGAATGAAACACTTACCCAAATATTTTAAACTTAGGTCTGTCCGTCTGAATAGCTGCTAACTTACCTGTTTGCATAACGTCAGTAAGTTGCTTGTTAATTTGGTTTAGTAATTGTAATGCGATAACTAATCTGTTATGGGTCTTTTCGTCACCTAGTGGACTATTAGTCATACTAGATACAATGCTTTCACGAACCTTCTCTAATGCTTCTTTATAGATAGGGTTATCTAATATCTGTGCTGCTTGTTCACCACGTTTTACTTCTTCTAGTGACTTATCCGCCATACATCATTCCTGATTGTGCCTTAATTTGTGCGATAGCTAAATCTGTTTCAGCTTTGAGTTGAGCTTTAAATCTTTCTAACTCTGCTTGTGCTGCTATCTTCTCACGTTCAATTATAACATCATTTTGTGAACGTAACTGCTCTTGTTGTAGTTGAGCTGCTGCTTTTTCACGTTCTATTTGTAATTGACCTTGAACTGCAATTTCAGCTTCAGAAGGTTTATCTTCTTGCTGACCTTCCATTTGTGGTGTATTAGCTGGGTTTACCCAGAACTCTTCAGGGTTCTTAAAGCCTGCGTTTTGTGTGAGTTTAGCTAACGCATTGTAAATCTTCTCTGGGTTTGTAAGACCTACTTGGATAGCTTCTTTTTGCATATTCAAGATAGATGTTAAGTGCATAAGTTGTTGGTCTTTATTACCAGCACCTAAGCCTACAGAGATAGATAAGTCTTTACGAGCTTTCCATTCTCTTGGGTCTACTTCTACCCATTTGTTTCTAATGCGTGTGATGTCAGGTTTAGTAAGTGTTGTTCTTACAAGATAATGCACTAACTTAAATAACTCTTTAACACCTGTTTCTGCAAATGTTCTAGCGACTAACTCAATTCTTTGTTGAGCAGCGTTCATAATTTGTGATACGCCTGTAGCTGTCTTGTTAAGACTGTTAGAGTCTAAGCCTTGGTTATATGCTGTGATACCTGTTCTCTTCTCTTTCATAGAGTCCATGTATTCAACCATACCAAATGATGATGCTGGTAGTGGTGGATGTGATAAAGGCATAATGCCTGCACCTGGGTCACCTTCTACACGAACAATACCACCTGGTCTTGATGTGAGCATATCGTCTAGGTTTACTCTGTCAGAGATAGCATAACGACCATTGTTAGCTAGATACATATTATCTAACTGACCACGAATAAGTGTAGACTTGATAAGCTGAATGTCCATAGTCAAGTCAGCATAAGAACGACCAATATGTCTATGTGGCATAATCATTGGTGTGATACATGCAAATGGAACATACTCGCATGGTTCTTTGTAGAGAATAGTATTGCCTAATACGACTACTCTATGTCTCTTACCTTCTAACTTAATGTATGTGTCTTTAACTAGAGCTTCGTTAGACTCAATAGCTCTATCATATTCTTCGTCATAAATATCACGTGCATTAGACTCTTCTTCAAATGTATCACGAAGGTCTGACATGATAGACTTAATGTATTCTAGTGGCTTGTCAAATGTTTCTGCAATATCTGACAACTGCATAACTTCTCTATGTTGAACGAAACGTGCATCTTGTAAGTTAGGACCTGACACTTCTACAGATACCATCATGTTTTCAGGTGCTACGTTCTCAATGACAATCTCTGTTTCTTTTTCTGTAATCTTGAGCTTAACGTCATGTAACATAGGTTGCATAACTGTAGCTGGGTCAACACCATTGATAGCTGCTTGTTGATAAACAACATCCATGTTGATAGATGGGTCAGGATAGGCTTCGTGTTCTAATACTTCTGTATTCTCATCTGACGCTAACATTTGGAGCTGGGCGTCTGTCAACCCCTTATATTCGTACTCTTCTTCTTCCTCTTCTTCTTCGGCATATACTTTTACATAACCGTTTTTAGAGAGTAATGCGTCTTTAAACCATACGTAGAATATCTTGAACCCTTCGTTCTTTTCCATCACGATATGGTTAATGTAATCTGTTTCTTGGTCTGCTGCGTCTTGGTCTTCAGGACCTTTAGGGTCAAACTGAACAACCTTATCACCGGCTACAAAGACTTTTAAAAGCTGTGGGAGTGCTGACTCAATCGTGTCTTGAACGTCATAAGATACAACTTGGCTACGACCTTCTTCTTCGTTACCGAATGGTTGTCCTAGGTAGTAGTCAATCGCTTCTGCTCTATCATTAGACAATGCACTATCATTTACACCATAGGCAATATTCTCTTCTGCCTCTATCTGTGCAATTATCTCCATGTCTTGTATCTTCATACTATTCCTCTGTTATTGTATTGTATCTTACCAGTAGTCCATGACTCGTTCTTCATGTTTTCTATGGAAGTACATAAGTATCTAAATGCGTCTGCACCATGGCTATATTCGTCATGTAATGGCGCACCAGGTTCGTTAGTTGCAGAGTTTATACTTCTGCGATAATTCTTTAAACATTCAACAAGTCTATTTGCTGACTTGTCAAAGTATATTCTGTGAAAGTTCATACGTGCTAGTTTAATACCAGACTCTATATCTTGTTTAGGAACAATACGTACATCCCAACCAAGTTTACGCATAATATCTTCTGCTGATATTCCATGCTTAAAGTCTTTAGACTGTCCGTCATGTGGTAAGAACATTGTTCCCCAATTGTATGACATATCTTTTAACTGTGCTGAATAACTATCTAATGTTCTGTGGTCATCTTCTATGTAACCAATAACACGTAAGTCTGATACACCTTTTTGGCATAGGATAACTGACATGCTATCGTTCCAACCTAAGTCCATAACTACATGAACCTTTAGCATTGGGTCATAAGGAACAGTTGTTATACGACCATTCTCTTGTGCTTCTCTTATCTCGTTAGCATAGATAGCACCATCTACTGCTGCTTTACATTCACCTTCCCATATGTTTGCATAGTCAGGGTTAGTCTTTTCGCTATGCTGACGTTCTATCTCTAGTACTTCAGGAAACCATGGGTTGTCTTGGTAATTAACCTTAACGACTTTAGCGTTCTCTGGTGGATTAACTACAAATCTTTGGTATGTGTCGTCTGTGTCTATATTTGGGTTAAATGATACCCATATCTCTGAATTAGGTTTACGTATTGTAGGTATTAAAATATCCCACGACTTCTTTGATACTGTTTGTGCCTCCTCCACCCAGACAATATCACATCCTTCAAAAGACTTAATGGACTCCACAGTATTAGTAGCCAACCCAGTAAAACTGAACGTGCTACCATTAAGACCACGTATCTCTGCTTCCAATACTTCATAGAAAGCTCCTAGACCTAATGCTTGTATTTGGTCGTTAAGTAATGTATGAACTGACTGCTTAATAGACTTTTGTATTTCACGTGCGCATAAGACACGTGTAGGCTCATTAGCTGCTTTTATAAGCAATGCTCTTGCATAAGACCAGCTTTTCCCAGAGCCTCTGCCGCCATAACTTACTTTATATCTGTATGGCTCAAAAAGAAACTGTAACTTATCAGGAAATGTTGCTATCGTCTGGCTTGACAAAGAGTATTCCTATTCCACTAGGTAAGTTAGAACCATCTGGTCCTGTTAATTCTTGAGTAGCTACAGCTTTACCATCTAGTCTATCGCCTACTTCTTTCATAGCACCTAAATCACCTTCGGCTGCTTTTTCAAATAGCTTTTCTGCTATAGCATGTATACGCTTATAGTCTTCTTGTATGGCAAGTTTACGAATCGTATTTGCCCATATCCTATTGTTTTTACTAGAATTTGTGTTTCCTGGTTGCCCGCCTACTTTACGCTCTAATTCTTCTTCTTTGTCCATAATATTGCAACTCCATTAGGTTGGTTGCCCTTTAATTATAATCTTTAAATGCTGACTTCCCTTGTTTGTTTAACTTTAAGTATTGTTTATAAGCATTTTCTTTTAATGCTCTTGCTTCAGGACTATTTTGTGATAATAGACCTGCTTCTAATAATTGTATGTTCTTTATCATCTGTGGTGTCATATCTTGTGTCACCATAGGATAAAATGGCTCTTTAGGTGTATTGCCACCTAGTGAGTATTCTGTAATGTAGCCACCTTGTAAGCTAGGAATCAAACCTTGCCATCCTGAAGTCTTTGGCATCATTTCACCACCGTATGTGCCATCTTTTTTCATAAATGCACGTAAACCATAAGGGTTAGGATAGTTAGTAGCTAATAAACCACCTTGACTAGGAATAGATGCTTCACCTGTGCTTAATAATGACTGAGCTGCTTGTTCTTTAGCACCTTGTTGTGCCATTTTACGCATCTCTAGTTCTTGTGCGCTAGGTTGTCCACCTGTCATAGCATTAACTAAATAGTCTAAGAAGTTCATAGTTCTGACTCTCTATTCTTTCCTTTTAATGGGTATATCATTCTTTGATACGTCTCAAACCATTCTTGACTATAGTCTGTATTCTGATAGTCTTTAAAGCATGGTGTGCCTAATGTGTGATGCACTAACTTGGCATCTTTGTTGTATTCGTATTCTGTTTCTAGCCAGTTCCATGTTTCGTCTAGCTTACCTACTTGTTCTTCAGGATATTTGAGCCATTCAAATCTGTGTAGGTATTTACCTGTTTGTTCTTGCACAAACTTAGGTGTTAATTGTTTATTGAGCCAATGCCCACAATTCCATAGCATTACTGATGACCAGTTTTTCTTAGGGTAATCTTCATTTTTAGCACCTAGATACTTGATAGGATGCTTTGTTGTGTAGTTATGCTTTACGACTTTGACTGCTTCGTCATTATCAAAGTTAGCTAGTATCTCTGCAATATCTGTTCGGCAAGTCATATCTCCATCTACGAATAGTGCAATACCTTTAAAGTTATTTAGATATGGCACTAGAAAGCGTGAATAGATAAATGCGTTGCTACCGTCTTTATGTGTTTCTTCGTAGTCTTTTAAAGTATTTAGTGCTAATGGTGTAAAACTTACCGGTATAGATGACTTCTCTATAACTGATTGACAAAAGTTATGATAAGCAATTGGTTCTACTTTTCCATCATATCCTACGTATATATCTAGTTTTTGCATTACTTCTTTTTATTGCGTGAACTTATAGCTTTTGCCTTTGCTTTTGCATCTGCTTTACTAGATGCTCCCCATGCTTTTAGGGATAGTAATAATCTTGTTGGTTCACCGTTAGGTTTACGTTCTGGTCCTGGCATATTACCCATACGAGCTAAGAATGATGCACGTCTAGGATTATCGCCTGACTTAACTGGTGGCTTTAGATTACCTCCTGTTTCTTTATTGTAAGATGCACGACCTTTAGCGTTTAAACCGCCTTTTGGATTCTTACCTGCTTTCTTTTGCCAAGCTGCACTCATTTCTTTTTCGCTGTCTTTGCTGCTTGTTTAAATGCTTTAGCTGTTGGTGCGCCTTTAGTTCCTACCTTACGCATCTTCTCACCTGAACCTGCTTTTATTCTAGCACGTTTAGCAGCAATGTTACTGTACAAACCTGGTTTACTTGCCACGTTTAGAAACCTTCTTCATAGGTTTAGCAGCCATAGCTTTACCTGTTTTCTTTGCGTATTCTTTAGCTTCTTTCTTACCTTTTTCTGTGTAAGCAAACTTTTTAGTTCCGACCATTGGCATAATTATTTACCTTTCTTTTTAGACATACCAGCTTCGCTAAGTGCAATAGCGATAGCTTGTTTAGGAGATTTTACTACTTTACCACCTTTACCTGAATGTAATGAACCTGTTTTAAATTCCTTCATCACTTTGCTGACTTTCGCCATCTTGCCCTTTTTCGTTGTTGGCTTCTTCATAGCTTTTCCTTAACTTAATAAATCGGTGGTCGTATCTACAATCGTTACAAAGAGTATACTCGGTGAAGTCAAATGGTTCACCACATTGTTCGCAAATAGATAGCTTCATATAAAAGAAAAAGCCCAACCACGGAGAGAGTGCAGTCAGGCTTTTATAGAATTACGTTTCTTAAGGCAATAGGATGCCCTTACAGGCGTTATTATAGCATACTTTGCTATATTTGTTCAACAAGTTTATGCGTTTATCCGTCTTCCTGCAATAGTCAAGAGATTATCATAAGCCATATCTAATTGCCATGGATAAGCTAGTGGTGGTTTAGCACCTAAGTATTTAGCATAGATAGCGTCTTGTTGTCCTTGTTCTAGGCTATGTATGATAGCGTGTATAGTACGTATGTTAGACATATCTTGAGCTGAACACATTTCTTCAAATGCCTCTGAAGTTGACTCGCCTCCTGATGACATACCTATGCTTTTAGATGGATAATTTAGCTTGTGATTATCAGTTTTCATCCACCTACCCCAATCCTCAAGGATAGATAATAAGCGTTCCATACTAATCATATTGCTAACATATCCAATTGGTTTTGATAATTCATATTAATATCATCACATTCGTAATATTTATTTTCTCCCTTAGGATATGGATATACTGCTAGCTTTAAATCATTAAACATTTTTTTCTTATCAGACTTATTTCCATGTAGATATATATAACGGTGTGTTGGTTTGAGTGTTTCAATTTTTACAATTTTACCCTTACTATCTAAACCACGTCTAATATCAAATGTACTACCATCTTCAAATGTATATCTTTTTTTGCCTGTGCTTACACCTGTATATATCCAATTGGTCGCTTGGTAAATATATCCATGATGATTTTGATTTGGGTCTGCATAAGAAACAATAGCTAAAGGTTTAGGTAATAATTTTATTGCATTAGCCACAAAAAAACTTAACAAATTCTTTTCATTGTTTGTGTTAATTACTAATCTATTTAACTCTAATGTTTTTACTTTTAATTCATTAAATATACATTTACCATCATTGTAATTATAGTTAGGTGGAAATCCAAATGTGCATACACCAACAATTTTATTGTCGTATATTAATCCATAAGCATAAGACACACTACAGGTTCTTTTAGCATAATGTTTTTTTAATAACCATTCTTTATGCTCTCCGTTTTTTAACAAAACGACACTATAATCAGTTTTGCTAGTCATATTGTGTTAGCGTATATGCTACGCTTTGTCCAAATGTTTCTTGTGTAGTTCTTTGTTGCAAATTATGTTTAGCATCATCTGCGTTATGTATGATAATCCCTTTTATCTGGTCATCTGTAAAGTTTGCTGTGTGTCCAAATATAGTTTGTAGTGGATGTGGTTGTGGCACGTAATAGTGCATGAGTCTATTTTGATTATCTTTGTAAGCATGAATAACATTTGCATCTCTCATCTCTACAAGTATGTTCTTTGTAATAGGATAGTTAGATTGTATATGTTCTGCTATGTCGTTTATTGTTCGTGGTTCTGTAAGATAAGCTAGTATCTTTTCTTTCACGATACATCTTTCACTTTGCAATGCCATTTCCTTTTATCGTCTTGATGCCAACCATGCACATGGATAGTCCAACCTGCTTCACGAACTGCACCTACATTTTCATGGTCAGCTATTTTTTTACATCTAGCACTCATGTTACCTGCTGAAGTTGTTTGGACAGCTAATGTTTCTTTTCCTTTTAGAGCTAGTATATCTATAAAACCAAATAAGTCTTGTCTAGTCTTACTCCAATTATTCCAATGCTCTGTAATCCAACAAGTGTATCCTTCTTCTCGTAGTTTAGCTAATGATAATTGCGTAGGTGATTTACTCGCCATCAAACTGCTCACTACTAGGCTTAGATGTGCCTTCGTATAATCTGTCTAATTCACCTGTTGATTTGTTAAGTTCGTATTCTATTAGATGTGGTGATGTATAGGCATCTTTCTTTTTCTTGCCGAATATCCTGTCAAAGTTTTCATCAAACGTTGGTCTATCTGTAAAAGGTCTAGGAGAGCTGCCCTTGCCCATGATTTATCCTTTCTTGTTGTAGTTTCTCATACTCTTTGTTTAGTTCACAACCTAAATATTGTCTACCATGTTGCAATGCTACTTGTGCAGTTGTTCCACTTCCCATAAATGGGTCAAATACAATTCCAGATTTAGTTTCATTTGTATCACATTTGCATTGTTTTACTAAACCTTCATCTAAATATTTATTATCGCATTTTAAACCACTCTTATAAAATATTTCAGTCATAGCTACATCATATTTATCATCTAATAAAAGCATTTGTTTAAGTTTTAACCAATCTTCTTTATCAGGGTAGCTTCCACCTTTTTCAAACCAATGATGTGGTGCTTGTGTTCCAAATGCAGTTTCTATTTGGTCTATTGTTAATCCAACTAAATTTCTGTTAGATTGTAAATATTCACGAAGCTCATCATGGTTAGGTAAGTTTCTATATTCTATTACTTGGTTTCTAAACTCTTTATCTATAATAGCGTATGGTTTCTTTTCTTTGTTAGTTTCAATAATATTGTTTCTTATTTGTTCTACTTCTTCTAAAGTTAAATTACGTTCAATTTTAGTTTGCCTTTTGTATGGTGTATTACATTCAACACATATTTTTTCAGGACTACCAGCTAATACGCATGGTTCAATCAGAGCTGTAGGATATGTAGCAAAGTGCGCACCTTTGTAAGGTCTAACATTTACTGACCATACATCACGTTTATTTCTCATGCCATCATATATTTTATATTCAGGTGGTCTTGCATTTACACCAAATTGGTTTTGTCTTTCTACGCTACCTTTTGCACCTTTAGTTCCTGCCGGAGTTACACCTTGTTCTTTTATAGCAACATGGTCAAAGTAATACTTATCTGATTTAGACAATAGAAATATATACTCATGTGACTTTGTGCATCTATCAGTTACAGACTCTGGCATTGGGTTAGGTTTATGCCAAATAATATCTTGTCTTAAATACCAGCCAGCTTCTCTTAATGCAAATGCCAACATCCATGGTATGCCAATTAAATCTTTATTTTTTAAACCTTGTGACTTTAGCATTTTTGTATCACGAACCCTAGACTTACCTAATTCCATTGCATGAGCATTTTCTCTGTTAGTTCCTTTAGCTAAAGTTTGACCAATACTTTTACAATCTTTATGACTAGAATAACTATCACCAATATTTACCCATAAAGTTCCATCATCAGCTAATAGTTCTTTTACATGATTAAATACATCAACCATATTTTCTATGTATTCTTTAGGAGTTTGTTCAAGACCTATTTGATTATCTTTTTTTATAGCACCACAATCAGGACATTGTTCTTTTAACTTTAAATACTTTTTGTTTTCAGAACCATTTTCTTTTCTTAATCTTTCTCCTGTAAACCCACCAACTTTTAATGGGTTTATTTCTGCATTTTTATGGTCACAATTTATATCTCCACCTTCCCATGTAGCAGTTCCATAATCTCTTAATCCGTAATAAGGTGGTGATGTAACACAAGTGTTAATTTTGACACCTTCGTCAATCCAACGCTTCATTATCTCTCTACAATCGCCAAATTCTATTTTGTTCATTTTACTTCCAAATGTCCGTTAGTAAATAGCCAACCTATAGTTTTACGGTGAGCTTCTTCCCATGCAGCTATTCTATCATGTTTATCTAAAGTTTTGTCATTATCTATCATGTGATGACATTGGTGGCATAGGAACGCTATACGATAATCGTGTGCCTTTATAGATGTGCCTTTACCATCTCTTAATTGATTAGAGTGTGCAGATACTACAGTTCCGTCTTGTATAGCACACATCATACATGGTGCGCCATCTGCTAGTTTAAGTAGTTTAGGGTTTCTATAGTTCATACTAGTAAAAAATCCATTTTGTCAAATCTATAAACATTAACTTTCCTTTTGCTTGTTTGTTTCCATGTATTTTTATGTGATATACCTTGTCTATCTGCAATATGAACCCAACCCATTGCCTTCCAAAAAACATTACTTTCTAAATCATCTGCACAACCACATTGCCATCTAAAAGTAAATTTTGTTTCCCCATAATTAATAACATAGTCAAGTAATAGTTTACCTCTTAATAATTTTCTTGCATCAGTTTGAATACATATTTGTGCAATACGACCTATTCTCATATTAGCATTAGGTAAACCAAAACTACACAAACAAAAACCAACCAAATCTTTGTTACATTCAATGACAAATAATTTATCGTTACAAACATTACTCCATCTATCACCTGTTTTAATTCCTGTTATTGCTGCTTCATAAGCCATTTTAGGAATGAACCCTAATGAACTACTTTCTTTTTTACTTAAACTAATAACATAAGGCAAATCTTCTAATGTAGCTAACCTTACATTACCTAAATCTTCATCCACTAATAATCCCATCCCCAACCCATAGTCTGACCCCATACTTCTATCTGTTGTTGGTATTCTGTCATCTCACTTGTGGTTAGTTTAGTTGTTGACTTTATAAGTTCTACTGGCATACCTGCAATTTCTGTTTGGTAGCGTAAGAATTTATATCCCATAAGTTCGTGTATCTTATCTTTTTCTATGCCTAAATGGTTACCTATGCTTGTATACAATTCCCATAATCTCTCGTTCTGCTGTAAACTCCTGTTAAGTTTTGCGTCTGTTACTGTAACACGCCAACGTTTAGTGAAGTCAAGAGATTTTAATTTCTCGTACAACATGGGTAGGTTTTGCTGATTTAATGTCCACTTTATCATCTCTCCATCCTTTCGTTTTAAATACTTGTCCGTCTTTAGATACAGCTTTATATTCTATATCTGAACCAAATAGCTTTTTACACTCTTTAATAAAATCATTTATGGTCATGGTTTATCCAATTCTTATCCCACATTTCTTTGTAGTGGTCATCTTTGTAAAAGTCTTCACGCTTCCATCTATCAAACTTTTGCCTAACCTTCAATGGTAATATTTCTTTAGGTTTGTCTTCTCTTTGCACCACATATTCTACTGCATTGTAAAGAGATGTGATAGTTGTGATTGGTATATTATCTAATGTCATTTAGGTGGACTCTCCTGGTAAGTTAATGATTTAGGATTATACCAAAAATTAAAGCTCCCTTCAAACTGGGCGTTCCTTTGTTTTTGCACTATACATTTTGCATCAGGAATTATACGCAAATCTTCTTCAGACGTTTTGCCTTCTTCCCTAAGTCGTTCTTTAGTGCGGTTGCGCCAAATACATAAAATCGCATCTGCGAGGTTACGAATATGGCTCGAGCCCATGATACTTGTTGCATCAGGTATATCTTCTTCTGATTTTAATTTTCTTGTGTGTGCAACTAAAAAAACGGTGATGTTTAAATCACGACATATTGTACATAATTTATCAACAAAAAGTTTTTGGTTTTCTAAAGACTCTTCGCTAATATCACTCATTTTCATTAATGAGTCTATGATATATACGTCTGCACCAAGAACATGCTTTCCGTAAAAAAGTGTAGCAAACATGTCTTGTGATGTAGTAACTCCCAACTGGTCGTAGATAAATAATTTATCTTTAGCCCTATTAACCCATGCAGAAATATACTGAGGTGTTGGTTCTGGTGAACCTAAAGTCTGAATCAACATGCGACTAAGAGTGAGAACTGGTTTCATTTCTAGGCTAGCAATCAAACATTTTGTATCTTGTTTCATTAGTGACAATACAACTTGAGATAACCACATTGACTTGCCATGTCCGCTAGGTCCGGTTGCCAAAATTAATTCCCCTTGACGAACTCTAAACTTTTCTTCTGTCTTTATCCATCCCAATGACTTTCCTGCAAAAATATCTTCTGTAAAGTATTTATGTAAGTCAGACTCAAATACATCACTAGACTTTACCTTAAATTCTGCATGAGCATACTCCTGTTCGTAGTAATCAGTAATGACTGACTGATTGACAGTTAGTTTATCTAATGCCTCTCCTATGTTCACTAAATGCCACCTTCCCAAACTTTACGGAGTTGTGGCACATCACCATCATTCCATCTTTCCTGATTGAGTAGTGTAAGTGGAGCTGGTGAGAAACCATCTTTCCATGATTTAGTATCTTTCATTTTTTTAACATACCCTATCACTTCATCTGCTATAGCGTCAAGGTTTTTATTAGCCCATCTTTCTAAACAAGTTTTCTTGTTGACTTTACGAGTAGAAGGATATATTTCCCAAAATTCACTAAACCTATCAGTCGTTTTAACGACATATATATTCTCTTCTTCTCTTCTCTTATTCTTCTCTATGGTAGCAGAAGAATAGTTTTCCTCTAGCCAACCTCTAGTAAATAGTTCTTTTACTATTTTATCAACAAAGTCAATAGGATAGTGAAGTCTAAAAGCTATCTCAAAATTATCAGGTAACAGACCGTCACTTTCAGAACCAAGACACCATAACTCTACTAAAACAGCTTTTTGTTCAAAAGATAGTTTATGTATTTCTATGTTATTAATGTAGTCAGTTCCATAAAACTTAAACCACGTCATCTTTTTTTGATAACGTGGGTTCTTAGGTTTGTAGAGGTTAAACTTTTCCCAGTTTTTAATTTTGTACATTGTTTAATCCTAAACTCATAGCTAAAACTTGTTCAACAAGTAATATTTCGTTTTCTGATAACTCTAAACCACCATTATTTAAACGACCAGGTGCTTTACTAATAATTGTATTTAATAATACTAATGCGTCTCTTTCAACCATAATACTCTCCTTAAAATAAACATTCTTCATATAATTCTGTGACTGGCACAGACTTTGCTTTAGGTAAAACATGGAGCTTACAATTAGGTCTATTCTCAAGAAACCATTTAGCAGATGCCTTGTTACTAAAGGCTCTCAAAGGTTTTCCATCAAATTCGTCTAATATAATATAGCGTAATATCTCCATAGGTCAAAACCTTAACACGAATTCATATTATTTGTAAACTATTTTTTTGCTAGTTATTTACTAGAAAATACTTGACAGGTATTTTACTATAGCTTAAAGTTCAATTGTCAATTTTTAGGAGAGATGACATGAAAATTTCAACAATGATTATCACAGTAGTATTTTTCTACGCTTATGTAGCATTATGCCTTTACATTATGGGCAAGTTAGCAGGTGCAATATGAATAAATGGTTATGGCTATTTATTTTTGTATTTTGGGGGTATATAATATGGCGAATGGTTTAAAGCGTATCGCTGAAATATTGCCAGAAGTATGGAAAGACTTAGAAGAATTTAATAAACGATTTGATGAAAGGGAGAGAGTAAATGAGTCAGCAACAGTTTTACGACCAGGTAATGATGGAACAACACCAACAAGAACAACAGGAGAGAAAGATGAACTATAACGAACTACGTAAGATTAATGTATCAGACCACATTGAGAAAAAGAATGGTCTATCATACTTATCATGGGCTTGGGCTGTGGATACTCTTCTACAGCAAGACCCAACTGCTACATGGACTTATGGCGAACCTAAACAGTTTGGTGAAACGCTTATGGTATTCTGCACAGTCCATGCGTTTGGCAAGTCTATGACAGCTCAGTTACCTGTGCTTAACTTTAGAAACCAAGCTATCCCTAACCCTGACGCTATGGCAGTTAATACAGCTATGCAACGTTGTTTAGCTAAGGCTATTGCATTACATGGTATTGGTCTTTACATCTATAGCGGTGAGGATATTCCAGAGTCAGAACAACCAGCTCTAAAAGCAGTATCTAGCAAGGACTTCCTATGATAGAGCAACGCACAGAGGAGTGGTTTGAACAACGTCTAGGTAAGGTTACGGCATCCAGAATATCGGATGTCATAGCCAAGACCAAAACAGGCGTATCTACATCACGTCAAAACTATCTTGTCCAATTAGTATCAGAACGTCTTACAGGTAAGAAAGGCGATAGTTTTGTTAATCAGGCTATGTTAGATGGTATTGAAAGAGAAAGTGCTGCTAGAGAGCTTTATATGCAAACTAAAGGGGTATCTGTAACAGAGGTAGGTTTCTTTGACCATCCTGTTATTAAGAATAGTGGTGCTAGTCCTGACGGAGCTGTAAACGCAGCAGAAGAAGGTAAGTATGCAGGTCTTATAGAGATTAAATGTCCTATAGAAACAACCCATACTAATACGCTTATGAGTAAGTCTGTGCCTAGTAAATACATACCACAGATGCAATGGCAATTAGCTTGCACAGGTGCTAAGTGGGTAGACTTTGTTAGCTACAATCCTAATTTTCCTGTAGAATTGCAACTCTTTGTAGCAAGGGTAGATAGGGATAATGACTATATTGCAGAACTAGAAGCAGAAGTAATTAAGTTCCTAGACGAAGTAGAACAAACAATTATTAAACTAAAGGAGTAGTATATGGAAGACCCTAATTTATTAACAAGTAAAAACAGGAGAAATGTTGTAACTATAACAGAAATTCAGGATAGATTTATTGTGCATGATGTTATAGCTGATGTACTTACTATTTGTGAATTTCAATCAGATTTACAAGAAACAATAGACGATATTTTTTTCCCACATAGAATTACAACAAAGGAGTAGTATATGGCGCAACAATATGACAATACAAATACTTTTGTATTATTTAAGAACGACCAGGGGGACAATCCTAAACGACCAAACTATGCCGGCACAGCAAATCTTGATGGCATTGAATTTAGAATGAGTGGTTGGATTAGAGACGGTAAGAACGGTAAATTTATTTCAGGTCAATTGCAGCTAAAAGAAGTTCAGGGTGAAACAAGAAGTAAACCAGCAGTTGAAGGGGATGACGAAAGTGATTTACCCTTCTAGTAAAAAGGGGAGTTTGACCTCCCCTATTTATTTACTTGTTCATTACGTACATAGTAACTTCAAATCCAAAGCGCATTTCAGTTGCTGATGGTGTTGTCCACATGGCGTTTCTCCTTTCTTTTAGATTTATAGTAGAATTATACGCCTGTATGGGATTACTAGACACAAGAAAACCATGAAAGGTCTGTAATGGATATACATAACTTAGAACTAGAAGTTTCGTGCTATGCTACGGCACTTTACCATGAAGTTAATAATAGAACATTAGAGGAGAAATTGGGTGTTTATTACACTATTCATAATCGTGTTAAATCTGGTCGCTGGGGTAAGTCTGTATGCGATGTTATTTATGCTTCTGGTCAGTTTGCTGTACAGGATGAAAAACATGCACCTGTTGACAAAGTTACGTTTCTTAAAACTGAATTATTTGTTCTTGATGTTATGCGTGGAAAATATGCGAATCCAGTGGCAAATGCGCTATACTTTCATGATGACTCAATTATGCCAAAACATTCGTGGTTTGGTCATAAAAAAATTACTCACATAGGAAGGATGGTGTTTTACTAATGCAAGAACATAATACTAAACTATGGTTAGCTAAAGTGCATAAAGATGTCATGGATGAAGCTCATATTAGAAAAAAAATTGTAAAAGAAAATGAAGAGTTAGCTTATGCTTTAGAATGGTTAATAGAAGTATTTACAAATAATGACCCACAATGGCATGATGTTCCATGTATTAAAAATGCTAGAAAAGCGTTATATAAATGAAAGATAAAATATTAGGCTATCTTGTAGAAGAATTTGATAATACAGGTAAACTCGTATGGTCTGCTTTTATGTCATCCAAACCAACATCTTTAGAGATTGAAAAAGACATTAAGAATAAATTGCATAACTGGGTTATTACACCACTTATTGCAGATACAAAAAACATTATCAAAGTAACTAATACAAAAAAATACGATAGTAAAAGATTAACGGAGGCACATGGTGGACTCTAAACCACTTACACAAGAAGAAATTATTAAGATATATAAAGAAGCATTTGGTAAAGGCGACCAATTGGTTACAATAGACAGAATATTTAGATTTGCAAGATTACTAGAACAGACTCATGGAATAAAAGATGTACACTAAATTAGATGACCAACGACAAGCAAAGTTTATCGTTAAATATATGCAAGAACATCCTAGTTGCAGTATTAAAGATATTGTGCAACAATGCGTAACTAATAGAACAAGACTAAAGTATTTAGAAAGTCAAGGATATTTTAGTTTGCCTAAACTAACTCGTATGGATATATTAGATAGACGTTTTAAGAATAGAAACTATGTTTCTGTATCAGTAGGAAGGGAGTATGGGAAATGGATTGGGTATTAAAAGTCATTGATTGGTGTATTTGGGCTTTAGTCATTGGTAGTATATTTGGCTTTATTTATGGTACGTATGAAGTGATTGATTTATTTTTTATAAGGGGATGACATGCAGATAGATGATATATTAAATGAAAGGCAAGAGCAATATGGTGACTTTTTAAATAGGTCTAAAATATCACAAGATTTTAAAACACTTCTTCATAATGGCTCATCTTACCGGTCACTAAAAGCTGACCAAAAAGAAGCATTAGAAATGATTGCTACAAAAATGGGTAGAATTGTTAATGGTAACCCTGACTATCTTGATTCATGGATAGATATTCAAGGATATTGTCAGTTAGTTATTGATAGAGTGCGTCAAGACAAAATTGATGCAGATAACGCTATTGATATGTATATTGTAGAGGGTGTTCCTAAAGAAACAGCAGTTCAATTACAAAGGAGTGAAGATGAATAAGATATATTGGATATTTATTGTAGTCATAGCAGCATTAGCAATATGGGGAACTGAGAAGGCTTTAGCTCAAACTACGACTATACTAGCACCAGATGGTTCTGTGACTGTGTGTCAAGTAGGTAGTAATGGTATTGTGGTCTGCGTCTAATCATCTCTAGGCGTTAGTTCGCCATAGACAGATAGTTCTTCACCACTAATTTCAATGATGCTATCGTCATCTAATGTAAGAGCTATAGTGCTATCGCCATGTAATGCTTCACACGACACAATGACTCTACCTATCATGTGATTGCAGATAATTTCTACTTCTGACCGTTGCATAATTGTCCTAACAAACATTACCATTCCAACGCCCATTCTGTTTTAATACCATAGGCATTAGTTTTGGTTGACCGTTAATAATAATTCCACATCCTACAATGAAACGACTCTTGAAGTTTTTAGCATAATCAAATGCCATAGACTTTTGGTGGATTAAACATCCCACCTGCATACCCCAAATAAGAGCATCAGGGTTACTGTAATAACCAATACTGAATTTAGTATGATAGTGACCTTGCACCGTATTCATACCATATTGTTGTGCTACTTTAAGAACGTCAGCAGATAAGCCATGTGTAAAGAAACAACGGCTGCCATCACTTAATGTAATGGTGTGGTCATCTACCCATACCCAACCCTTACCAACGTTTAAAAACTCGTTATAATGCTTTAAATAAGCCTTTGGCAAGCCATATTTTAATGCTCTACGATAAACTAAAGAACTGTGATTAGAGTGAACTAGAGTCATCTTTGGGAATATTTTTTCTAGTTCTTTTACATGTTGTTTAGCTACTTCTAACTCATGCCCAGGAGAGTATAAGTCTGGGTTATGTTCGTGCATAGATATAGCGTGTTGGTCTAGCTCATCACCTATGTTGACTACGTGGTCAAACTTGTATTTAGCTTTTAAAGCCTTTAGAAACGCAAATGCGTCAGGATGATGATACGGAATGTGTAAGTCACTAATAACTAATACTGATTTATATTTCAAGTAACTCTCCTAGTGTTGAGATACTTTATTATATACTATATATAAAATTAGCATTAGAAACACGTATTTAAAGTGAGTAATAGCGCACAATATGTCGCAGATAAAATAATCTAGCATATCTTAATTGTGACTTTTTTAGCTTTCTTGAGCTTCTCAAATAGTTTGTTAAACGCTACTCTTGAATTACCAATAAAGTCTTTACCTGACCATGTTGTGCCTACTAATATACATCCTTCTGTATGAGCTGATGTGTTACCTGCATGAATACGAACACCGGTAAAATTAGGCACGTTTTCTAGTAAAGGTAAATCCCTATTGAAACGATTGCTATGATTAATAATGAGGTTATAAGTGCCAGTAGGAATAGCTGTTTGTCCATTTACTTTAGCTCCTTTTCTAACCACATCTTCTAACGTGTAACATTCGTATATATTATCTATATACATTTTGCCTACAGTATATGTATCTTTAAACTCAAACCTTTTTACTTCAATTAACATGTTTGTCTATATACGTTAGAGCCTGTGTGAGATATTGCATAGCATACATAAATAGAATAGAGAAACCCATAGCTACGAATAATAGGCATACGACTAATAATTTAAGTATAGCTAAACCGATAAAGTTAAGTATGTTTAAGACTATCATTTCTTTTTAATGTAGAATAAACTACGTTCCCCAAAGAGATAGAAACCTACAGCACTAGCAAAGTTATCTACTTCAGGTGTTGCGATACCTTGTAGGTGCATTGTAGCCCATGTTGCTAATACTAATAAACCGATAAATGGTCGCATGAGTCTTACAATAGCTTCTACCCATGGATATGATGGATTACCACCACCAGCTTCATTCATTACTTTAAAGAACTCTAAGTCAATTTGTTTCATCTGAGCATATTGTTCTATAGTAGCTGGTTTGAATTGGTCAGGTGCTACAAAACGATTAATAAGTGATTTACCTAAGTCTACTGCTAAAGGTCCTAATGCTGCTAGTATGGTAATAGGGTCTATGATATTCTCCTTATAGTTCTTTAGGGTCGTAGCCAAGTGTGTTAGCTACTCTCTTTTGTAGTTTTAAGAATAAACCTTTGTGACTTGTGTATTTCTCTGTTTTAGGTGCTTCAAGATAGCATATCATGTGGATAATTTCGTGACAGATAGTCTTGATAACTGTGTCTAAATGTCCACACTTTGCAGTAGATATAGTAATAACATGAGGTTCACCTTGTTCTGGTGGTTCATATTGACCACAGATAGTATCGTCATGCACTACTACGAAGTCTACTTTAGATGCTGGTGGGAGTTTATATTCATCAAACACAGGGAATTGTATAAGTGTGTCATACAAGTTCGCTATATTGTTTTCAGTAATAAATGTCATAGTGTTGAACGTGGTGAGAATAGTTGTGGGTTATATACTGCTGTAGAGTCTATTTCAGGAAAGTAAATTAAGACAGATGACATACCATTCACATCATCTTTACGCCAACATCCTTCATGGTTAGCTTTACCTTTTTCAGTAGCGTATGCAGCATAAGGATAGTTTCTTAAACCCATCTTTATAAAGATACATTCTTCAGTAGTAAGCACGACTTCACCTACATCTGTTTTCATAGACATTTCTTTTGGTAGCTCTTTACCATCTGCATAGTCATATAAAAACAACCATAGCAATACTAAAGTAACTGCCATGAGAAATGATTTCATTTTGATAGCTGTGTCAACAAAAAGACAATAACAAAACCTGCTGTGCCTAAAAGGATTTGTTCTAAGCGTTTAAGTCTTGCGTTTATTTGCTCATAACGTAACGCACATAATTCTTCGTGTGTAGTTAAACGTGAGCTTGTATCGTTCTTTTCCATTACTGTTCCTCTGTAGGTTGTGTTAAGAGACCACCTGCTCTAGCTGCTTGTGGTTTATTAAGAAGTCCTTGTATTTTGCTTGTGCCTTTATTAATGTTATAAAGACCTCTAGCAAGTAATGATTTAAACAATGCACTTTTATCTGCCATAAAGCCTGCTGCTGCCATTGGGTTTTCAGATAACCAAGTTAAACCACCTGGGTTCTTATTTAGTTCCATTAATGCTCTACGTTCTACGACATCTAATGTATTAATAAGTTGTGACTCTTTTTTGTTTAAACCTAATACTTCAGGAACTGCCTCACCTACTTTTTCTTTTAAACCACGTGCTAATGCTTTTTGAGCTTCTACTTCTGTAGAACCAAGTTGACCATATTTTTTAGCAAGAGAACCATAAGTTCCTTGTTTTAATTCTTGTGCTAATTGGACAGGAATAGCTTGTCCTGGTGTTTTAATAGTAGGTTTATTAAAGTTCATAAACTCTTGCTTAACTCTATCTATAGCTACAATATCGTCAGCAGGATTTACTTGTTTAAGTTTTTTAGCTTCTAATTCATCTAAGTATTTAAGCACATCAGTCTTTTTAACTGTGCCTGTAGATGATTCAATTTTATTAGCAACTTGAGCATTGATGTCTTTAATTTTAGATTGTATTTTTTGCACACCAGCTTGAGTAGGATTAATACCTTCTTCTAACATTGTTTTAACTGCTGTAGCTGCTTGACCTGTTTCTAATTGTTTTAGAGTAGGTTTTAAAGCACTTTGCATGAGTTTTTCAGGTATTGTTTGGCTTACTGTTCTAGCAATATTAGGGAACATTTCAGCACCAATTTTACCTACAGTTCCTGTGCTTAACCCTAAATAAGGGTCTTGTAAGAATTGTGGCATCTGTGCATAACCAGCTCTAAATCTTTCTGCTGCTGGAAAATTACCTGTTCTAATTTTTTCAAATGTAGACTGCGGTGCAGTAGGTTGAGCAGGTTGAGCAACTGGTGTAGGCTGACTAGAAAACTGAGATTGTGCATAAGATAATACATCTTGTTCACTAGCACCTTCTGGTGCTGTTATCTCAAACACTTCTCCACTAGGTGAAGTAATTTCAAATACTGCCATTATTAACCCCCTGATTTTTTCTTAATAGACCAACCTTGTGTGGCTGGCATAGTCATTGAAGGCTGTGTTGGAGCTTCTTTAGGTGCTGCACGACCAGCTTTCTTATATGCTGCTTCTAATAAACCTTCTAATCGTCTAGCTTTATCTTGAACTGTTTTAGGTTTGTCACCTAGTTGTGGGAAATAAGATTGACGATATGACTCTAATTGTTCTCTTGTGTAAGCAGCACCAGTACCTAATGTAAGTGCTGAATCTAGAATATCATATTGTGCAGCTTCTACTTGTTGTCTTGACTCTGGATTAGCTAAGTTTTTAAGATAATCAGAACGAGTAAAGAATTTAATAGCTTCAGCTTTTATATTTGGACTAGCAGCAGATGGTTTTTCACCTGTTACTTGTTTCAATTGGTTAAGAGAATTATTAAGTCTTTCAGATAAGAAACCTGCTGTTCTTTCACCTTCTGATAATTTTTCACCAGCTTTTTCTGCTAACTTAATATCTGTAACAATGTTACCTTGTAAGTCTTTAACAGGTAATCCTGGTCTCTTAGGTAAGAATACATATTTACCTGTTAATTGGTCTAATTGTGGTTCTGTATAATCTTGTGTAGCTTTTATAGCATCTGGTTTTGGAACTAAGTCTTCAAAGTTACCTGACTTTTGAAATGCTGCTAATGACTTAGGTGTGTAGTCAGATGTGTTAATTTTACCAAATGGACTTTCACCTTTTTCAGTTGCTGATATTTGTTTTAAGTCACCCAAGTTACCTGATTGTTGATATACAGCTAATGACTCAGGTGTAAATTTAGTAGGGTCAATATTACCAATATTAGTACCACGTGTTTGGCTAACAGGTCTTAATACACCATAGTCTTTAGTTCTTTGAAACTCAGAGATAGACTCTGGAGTAAACTTAGAAATATCAATAGTGCCAAATGGGTCGTTTCTACCTGCTAACAATTGTTGTCTATATAAGTTATTAAGTGCAGTATCAACTGTGCCTTGAGATGCACCCATACCACCAACATAGGCTTTAGCTAAATATGGCACAGCAGAACCAGCACCTAAGTTTTTAGGTTGAGCTAAGTAGTTAGCAGCAGTACCGATAATACCTGATACTAATGCTTGGTTACGTAATTTTTCTTCTTGTTCTGGAGCTAAAATACCTGTAGGAATTGGTGTTCCAAAGATATTAAGTCCACCTAAATAATCTTGTATTGCCATGATTTATCCTATTAAAATTGGTCGTCTTGATGTTTGTAGTAAACTGTTAAACTGTGGAGTAGGCACAGGACCTTGTTGACCTATAAGTTGTTGTGCGCTTTGCATTGGAGAAGGTTGTAATGGAGCTTGTGATGGATTCATAGCACCATAGGTATCTAATGCTAATTTACCATATCCTAATGGGTTGCTCATAAGAACATCACCTGGCATAACATTACTAATGTTACTTCCTAAAGAACCTAAACCTGTTCCTATTTGAGATAAAGTGCTTCCAGCGCCTGTATATAATGGCATACTAGATGTAGCACCTGCAAAGTATGCTGGGTTTAAATATGTACCTGTAGCTGGGTTAAATACAAGTTCTGTGCCAATACTACCTGGTGCTGCTGCACCTGTAGTTCCACCTGCTGCACCACCCATAGCACCACCTAGATAGCCACCTGCACCACCTAATACACCACCTAAAGCTGCATTTTGTAATGATGAGCCTAGACTTTTACCTCTAAGTAAAGATGTGCCACCACCAACACCTGCTCCTACCATTGCTGCTGTTATTGGGTCACTCATTATCTGCCTACCTTTCCTACTACATAGCAAATGGGTTCTAAGATAGCACGATAAATCATGCCATAAGTATCACGTTTTTTACCACGTTTTTGTTTCCATATATCAGCAGTTCTATGTCTTGCGATATGCTCTAAAACACCCATTAAAATGCGTTGTAGGGCATTCTTTTCACCTGCTTTGTAAGCATAGTTGACTAATGGTAAGAATAGTGTGTGATAACCTTTTTCGTATGCTGGGTCTAAGTCTTTAGACTGTGCTAACCAGATAGCTTGACGGAAGCTACCAAAGCCATACTCTTGACACATAGCTGTGCAGACTATCTTACCACCACCACTAGATGTTGTTTCTGAACGAGTAGTTAATGGTTGACCTGCGACTGTAGATGTGAATTGTGCAAGTCTTTGGTATGGTAAGTTTTGTTCAAAGTTAAATCTGTCAATATCTGATTGTAATGCTCTTTGAGAATAATCTTCACGTGCTTGACCAATATTTAATAATTGTGATGAAGGAGCATAAGTTGACTGTAGAAGTTGTGGTATGTATCTAGCTGTATTTTCTTGAATACCACGTTCTGTCGCATAATTTTGATAAGCTGCCGTACCTGCCTGGTTAGCGAGTGCATCAGCTAAGTTTTCTTGTGCTAATCCTTCTAGTTTTACTTGTGCGCCAGAGCCTAAACGACCAGAGCCAGCTAAATTACTTCTAGTTTGATTAATAGCATCAAAATATTGTTTTGCAGCTAAATCTTGTGCAGGTTTTAAAGCAGCTTCAAGATATGGGTTAGGTCCTAAGTATTGACCACCTAATACATTTCTTTGTTGACCTAATAATTGTGAGATAACAGGTGTAGTAGCACCAACATTAGCTTCTGCCATTTGTAATGCTGACTCTGTTTGTGAAGATGGACCTACAAATGTAGGACCTGCAAAGTATTTAGGCGTATATGTTTCGTAGAGTTTTTGGGCTTCTGATAAACCTCTTTCTACATAAGGTCTCATAGATGGGTCTATACCAGAAGTTGTTGTTTGTTGTTGACCGCCACCTCCACCACCACCATAAAATGTAAATGACTCCACTAAACCTGTAAGCCAATTAGATAAATTCAGTAATTTCATATTTCTTTCCTTAAAGTGTATATTCCCATGTTGAAGGTTTAAAACCCATGTGTAGAGCTTTTCTATCCCAACCACGTCTTTGAGATGTAAAAGTAATTCTTGTTTTACTGCCTTGTTTTGCTATTGCTTGAATTTCTTGCCATGCTTCTTGTAATAATAATTCGCTGTTAATAGATGACCATGCTGCCCATACATGAAGTGCATTACCCATAGGCTGTAATACGACAAAGCCATAAGGTTGGTTATTAGTGATAGCTAGAAACGCCATAGAACGTTGTTCGTAACAATCACAATAGACATCTTCTACTATCCATTCAGGATGTCCTTTAGAACGAACTATCTCTAAACCATGCTTGATAAAGTTCCAATGTGAACGTAATTGGTCTTTAGGTATATAATGTAATATCATCCTACTATTATATAGCGATATACCTTATTGTTCACAGTATTTGCAGGGTGAGATATAGTAGCTTGTCCCTTACTTTGTGCGCTAATGTAAGGTTCTGTAAATAAGTTAGTTGTATATGAATTAGCACTTAAATACTGAATAGTCACAATAGCACTTGGTGTTGCAGGTCTAGTAGGTGTTGTTTGTGCTGCTAAATGTTCTACTGTAACTAATGTAGAAGTAGTAGCCCATGCTAAACTTACATAATCATCTTTCGCAAGTTCTATGTTAAAGTTTAATGCAGCAATTACATGACCATTTATGCTACCATGTTTACTATCTACAGAAAATTTACTATTAGAACCTGCTACATCTGAACCATTTTTTCTTAACCAAATATCTATGTCTTGTATTTGTGAATCAGCATTTGCAAGTTGAATACTAAACTGCACATTGTAAAGACCAGAATAGTCTACTCTTATCTTATATCCGTCTACTAAACTTGTGCCTAAAGCATAGTCTGTAACATTAAGACTAATGTTAGCTGTAGCAGTTATAGTCGCTATACTTTGGTCAGTCGTATCTTGAAATGCACCGTATGGGAAGTATGTACTAGCTGCTGTTTGTGTTTTAGGTTCTAGTCCAATATAAGAGTTATAACCTATACGTTCATCAAATATAGTAGTAGATGATGCACCTGAAGCTGCTAAAGTAATATCACCAGTATTGTTAGACTTACCTTCTACAAGGTTGTTTACAATTTCAGCTACACTTCTAGGGTCACCACCTGTCCAAGGTAGTTTACGGTACATATCACGAGCCATTATCTCGTTCCTTGTTCAGAGTAGTCTATATCCATTCCAATAGCAGATGACCAGTTAGGACCTGTAGGTGTTAAAGCTACTCTATGATAACGACCTGCACTTCTTACAGAGCATCTATCTTCTTGACTTGCTGATACAGATGAACCATAAGTAATAGTATCATCTAACATTCTACGACTTGCTACTTGTACGTTAGCAGAACCATTGTCTACAGATGGTCTAATAAGTGTAATAACAGAGTTATAACCATATTCTAGGTCATTAGTGATAATAGAACCTGTAGCGTTTGTTCCTGTAAATGTGATAATTCTAGTATCACGAACACCACCAAATAAGAACTTACCACCTTTGTAAAGTCTATCGTCTAATGTAGTTACGAGTGTATCAGATGTTTTTAAAGCTGCTGCTGAAGCTGCCATATCTATAGCTACACCTGTACCTGAACCTACACCGGTAGCTGTAAATAATACGCCTACTGTGTTAGCAACTGCACCTATAAGTGTATAGTCTGTTGTGCCTACACTTCTAATTGTATATTGTTGACCTATGACAAAAGAACCTGCTGTAACGTTATAAGCAGAGTCAAGACCATCTAATGTTGCACCTGAAGTAGCGAGTGTAGATAAATAGTCTACATCTGTATCAGCTTCACACCATTTTTGTGTTTCAAAGTTATAGATAAGTAGTGAACGACCACCAGATACGTTAGCATAGTTCCAAATAACAAGGTTACGTTCAGGGTCTACTGCTGCTGATATAGAGTCAATATCACCAATGTTAGCGTTGTTAAAGAAGTATCTATCTACCTTTTCAGCACCAATACCAGTTAGCGTTTGACCATTGGTGGCGTAAAAACCGTCATCTGATAAGAAATAAGCTGTGCCTGAGTATTGTGCTATAGAGTTACCTTCTATACAGCCTACGTTACGAGAGATAGTGTCAAATTGGAATATAAGAGGTGTTCCAATGTATGACATACGCACAATGGCTTTTTCTAGGAATACAATACCAAACTCACCACCGACAACACCGGTTATATCACCACCGTCAGGAATTATTTGATAATCTGATTGTGATGTAGCAGTTGTAGTCCATGTGGTTGCATCATTGATACCTGACCATTGCACTTTGTTAGGTGATGTTCCTGCACCAATATTACCTGCGACTACAAAGTCACGAACTGCTGTAATGTATTTAGCGATAGGTGCATCTGAACTAACGTCTGCAAATGCTGTAGAACTATTTACGTCAAAAGACTGTATCTTTTCAGAACCATTAGATGCTAATGCAAGACTACCAAATTGTAAGAATTGCCATCTATTTAGACCTGTATATCCACCTGCTTTAGACTCGTCTACTAAAGATAAGTCATCATTGTCTACTCTAAATAGTTTAGTAGCACCACCAGCAAAGATGAATACGTCATTGTCTAGTTTAGCAGCAAAGCAATTATTTAGGTTTTCTGAAGCTGCACCTGAATAAGTTACTGCTGACTTAAACGGACCATAACCTACAGCAAGTGGAATAACATTATTAGCTTCTGATACAGAGTCTAATATGCTAGGTTGGTCTGGTAACCAGTCTTTAAATGCTATACGTTGTGTAGGCATTATTAGGCTTTCATAATATAGCAAAGTGCATAGTATGGTGGTAAGTTAGCATTAGTGCCACTAGAACCTGTTGTAGAGTTGGATACAGAAATGCCTGTAGTAGATGAGCCTGTTGTTTGAGATGCAGAAAACGCATTACCAACAGTTTCATATCTAATACTAGATGCAACAACACCACCAGACGGAACTGAATGAGTATGTCCTGGGTCTGTGACTGTAGCAGTATGGGTATGAGATACAACAATAGCATCTGCACTACCACCTGTTGCACCTACAGCGTATGTAGATGTAGCACCTACTACAAAACGGTTACGTAAGTCTGGTGTAGAATTAGTTCCATCACATAATAACCAACCACTAGGAATACTAGCTGAAGAACCTGACCATATAATAATACCACCTGATGGTATAGCTGAACCCCATGTAGGTGTTGTGCTACCACCTGCTGATATTAATACTTGACCACTAGCACCTGCTGTTCCGTCTAGTCTAAATGCACCTGTAATGTCTACTGTGCCTGAAGATACTAATGTACCTGCAACTGTAAATGGGTCACCACTAGCACCTGTTTGTTGGTCTTTAAGTAATGCCATTAAACTACGAATGGAGTTGTTTAAGTTGGCTGGTGAACAACCTTCAGCAATATTGATATTGGTAATATCCGTATTGTCTGCTGCTGTTGAGCTAAATTCTGAAATTTTGGTTTTTGCCATTTTTTATCCTTGTCGTAACCATATATCTGATGATGGTGAAATTGTTGTCCATGTGTCTGAACTTGGTGATGTTGCTGTCCATGTATCTGAAGATGGTGTCACAGGTGTCCATCCTTCACCTTGTATAATTCCGTTTGCTGTTACTGTAGCTATAGGTGTGATAGATGCACTTGCACCTGTGATAATACCACCTAGACAGTAGACACTAGCATTAGCGACTATGCTACCTTGACCACTTACTTCATAACCTGCTAAACAAGATACAGTTGTTGTACCTGTAATATTTCCAGCGTCTGTTCTGATGCGTAGATAATTAACTTCTACTTGACCATTAGCAGTAATACTTGCTGAACCTGCAATTTCAAACGAACCTATAGCAGTTACAGTCGCATTACCTGTAATAGAACCTACAGCATCTCTTATGCGTAAGTAAACAGCACTTACATTAGCAGTTCCGTTTATAGAACCACTATCTAATCTTATTCTTGTTGCACTACCTGTAACAGTAGCGTCTGCTGTAATAGCAGCACTAAATGGTTTTATCGCATTAGCATTAGCTGTAACGGTAGCGTCTGCATTTACTTGTGCAGTAGCTAATACTATGCCACCAATCTTGCCTAGAGTACTAAAAGAGGTTTCAGCAAATGCGCTTATCCCAAACATTATTCACCCCTTTTATTTAATTAACTTATATATATCTTCTAAAGACTCTTTAACTATCCATGATTGTTGTGTAATAGAGTAGATATTAGTAGATGTTTCATCATCATTTTCTACTTCAAATACAGTCATTATATGTTCAGAATTAATTAATAATGGTTTGCCTTTAAAGTCTTTTGAATTATTAGTAAGTTTAATTATCATTAATTGCATCCCAAGTTAATGTTTCTTCATTCCATGTATATCTTTTACCATCTGTAGGATAGTCTACAGGTGGTTTCCATTGGCAAGTATTTTCATTTAATAGCCATGAATTAAATGGTTTAGGAGGAATGAAAGCATCACGACCTTCATCATAAGTGTATCCAATACCAGCATAATTTTTACGAATTTTAGCGTTATAAGATGTTTGTTTCCATGTGCCACCTAATAAATTAGAGCAAAATTCTATTCCTTTTTGTTCTGACTCTTGACCATTGGCATCAAGAATATCTTGATTAGATACTACTATTACTTGTTTTACTACATTGTTTTCTAGTTGTGCAAAATGTGCCATATTATTTCCTTTAAGTTTAAGCTGTGTAACTTCCTGATGCGTTAAATTGAATAATTGTGTTTGCACCTGATGTTGTTACTGTGGGAGTTCCTGTTGTAGTTCCTGAATAGTTAGCTGTAGGAACACTTAATATTACTACACCTGAACCACCTGATGCACCAGCGTGTGAACCTGATTGAGAACCACCTCCACCACCACCTCTATTTGCAGTTCCTGCTGTAGGTGCTGCAGTATTAGAACCAGCTCCTCCACCACCATCTCCACCTGTATTATTTGGTGCAGCATTACCACCGCCTCCACCACCTGCATAAGTGACTGAAGTTCCTGTAATAGAATTTGCTGTACCATCTCCACCATAACCTGTTCCATCTGTGTTACCAGCTTCACTAGCACCACCACCACCGCCTCTTATGTTTGGTGATGTACTTCCATTTCCACCTGCAAAACCTTGTGCTGGAGTTGTACTTGGAGTATTACCTGCAGCACCTGTTCTATTCCAAGCACCTCCGCCACCAGAACCTCCAGCACTTGGTGTGTAAAATTCCCAATTACCGCAACCTCCACCACCTCCAGCAGAAGTGATTGTGGTTAATCCTGAACCTGATATAGATGAGTTTGAACCAACTGAACCTGTTAATCCATCTGCTGCTCCACCACCATTAGCTCCACCGCCACCGCCAGCTCCTACTGTTACTGTAATTGCTGTTCCTTTTACTACTGTTTGAGTTGATGTTCTGTATCCGCCAGCACCGCCACCGCCACCAGTAGTTGCTCCATCATTACCACCTCCACCTCCACCACCACCTGCTACAACTAAAAATTCTACAGAATATTGTGGAGTTAAACTACCAGAACTTGTAAATGTATGTATTTGTTTACCACCAGAAGTAGTAATTGTACCACCTGAAAATAAAGCGGTAGCAGATGTGTAAGATATGATGACTATGCCTGAACCGCCAGAGCCACCAGCATAAGTTGGAGCATTGGAAGAAGCTCCACCGCCACCACCACCTCTATTAGCTGTTCCACTATAACCATTACCATTAGGATTATCTCCTCCGTTACCACCACCGCCTGCACCGCCTGTACCTCGTGTTCCACCATTATATGTACCGCCACCACCACCGCCTGCATAGGTTACGCTAGAGCCACTAATAGAAGATGCAGTTCCTGCACCACCATTACCACCTGTTGTTGTAGTTCCATTACCTCCTACTTCACTAGCTCCACCACCGCCACCTTGTCCATAATTTCCTGAATTTGTTGAAGTTCCTGCATTATTTCCTTGACCTGCTGTTCCATTACCTGGTGAACCAGTTCCAGCACCAGCACCTCCTGAACCTCCGTTACCACCATTTGTTCCACCTGGATGTGCACCAAAACCTCCTCCAGTAGAAGTAATAGTAGTTAAACCTGTGCCTGATATACTTGAATTAGAACCAGAAGCTCCACTTCCTGTTGAATTACCAGCACCACCTGCTCCAACAGTTATTGTATAAGTAATGCCTACGTTTAATGTAACAGTATTAGTTAATAATCCACCAGCACCGCCAGCTGTTCCTACAAGCCATCCTGAAGCAGCAGCACTACCAGCGCCTCCACCTGCAACTACAAGGTAGTCAGCAACAAGACCAGTTTGTTTAAAAGATAATGCTCCAAACCCTCTTGCTGAAGCAATAGCAAATCTTGATAGTAGTGGCATCCAATAATTCCTATTTGAATTGTGTTTGTGAAGCAAATACTGTAAAGGTTGCTGAACCTGTTTTAACAATAGTATATGAGTAAGCGTCTATAGATGAAGCGTTACCAGCAGCCCACGCTGTGCCACCTTGATATTTAGGTGTAACAGATGAACCATCTATTTGAACAGTATTATTATAATATGCTGTTGCACCTTGTGTGACTAAAAATACAACTGTAATAGCTTCACCTGTAGCCATAGCTGTATTTAAAGATGTGCCTGAAGATGCTCTAAAGTTTACTGTCCAGTTAGCTGAAGCATTAGATGTATAATATAAAACTGATTGTGTAGTCACATCATAATTAATTGTGCCTGTAGCTGCGGTTGCTGATACTGTAATGCCTTCTAAAGCATTAACAAATTTAGATGATATAACAGAAGTTGAACCTGTGAATGTTTGAGTAGCTGTGAATGATGTTGCTGTGCCTGGTGCTACATAGTCTGTACCTGCTGTGGCTGCTGTTGTATTACCACTAGCACCTTTTAATACGCTAGAGCCTGAAGTAGCAGCACAAAAGTCTGTACCAGCAGTAGCATTTGCTAATGCACCACCACTATTTGCTTTTAGAATAGATGTACCTGAAGGAGGTTCTAAATAGTCTGTGCCTGCTGTAGCTGCAGTAAGACCAGTAGAGCCATCACCTTTTTGAAGTGCTGTACTAGAAGTTAAGCCAATGATAGTATCACCTGACTGTAATTCTTGTATACTTGTGCCATTTAGCACTAATCCATAACGAGTTGCCATAATTATCCTTAACTTACTGTAACATTAATTGTTGAGCCACTTCTGTTTAATACAGGTAGAAAACCATTAGCTAAAGCAACGTCAGCAGTAGTGGCATCTCTTTTATAAACTGATAGTTTAGTAGGTAGATTACCTTCATAAATTGCTTTTTCAGCAGGATAAGTCACAAAGACATCTTTTATGCCTGCACTAAAATTAACTGCAGTTCCACCATTGCTAGACTCTAGGATAGTGTCACGAGATAAAGTAGTGCCTGAAGATGTGTATGTTCCTATACCTACTTCCCACTCATTTGTATTGGCTAATTGGATAGTATAGAACGTAGTATTACCATTACCAATAACAGAGAATGACTGAAAGCCTGTAGCAGCACCACCTAGTGTAACTGTGCCTGTGCCTGTGGTCGTAGTGGTTTCTCTTACCCTATCTTTAACGACTAGAGCCATGATTTATCCTTACGCTAATGTAACTGAAAGGTTACCTG